AGTGCGGGGTGTTCAAAGAGAGCGCTGCGTTCAACAAGAATGGAAAATTTCCTGATGGGCGTCCTCGTCTGCGGGCGATTTGTCGAGACTGTGGTTCCCGTCGGAAGTTGGTGGAGACTGCGCTTGAGAAGCGGTGTGCGGATTGTGGGGAGGTGAAGCCGACCACCCAGTTCTCACAGAAGGGTATTCATCCGTACTGTCGTCCCTGTGCCAATGCTCGATCCTATGCCTATGCGCAGGGGAAGGGCCGCCAGGTTCATATCGAGGGTTCGAGGCGCTACTACCTGAAGATGAAGGACGACCCCGAGTATAAGCGGAAGTGGCCTGCGCGGAGTGCTGTTCAGTATGCGCTGAGGAAGGGGCGGCTGGTGAAGCCAGAGTCGTGTGAGCGGTGCGGTCGGTCAGGGGTCAAGTTGAATGGGCATCACCATAAGGGCTACGACAAGGAGCACCGCCTCGACGTGCAGTGGTTGTGTTCGAGTTGCCACTACTGGGTCGACAAGGAAGGGGGCTAGCGTGGGACAGCAGAACCAGGACCCTCCCTACGATGAGCTGTTGCGGCTGTACGGCGAGGCCCTGGAGGCGCACGCGGCGGCAGAGGTCAGGGCGAAGCGCTACAAAGAGCTCTACGAGTCGGCCCTGGCGATCAACGTGAAGCAGCAGAAGGAGCGCGAGGGCTGGCGGCAGCGAGTCAACGCGGCCCTCGATGGAATCAAGGTGGTGGAGAGATGGGACTGACCCCGACAAACTTGCTGGCGCGGGACCTGCCCGATGCGTGGTTCCTCGCGGTGGACTGGCTGCTTCGAGAGGGTCGACAGTGGACGGTGCAGCACGGCTCCTATGAGGGGCAGAAGCGGTGGGAGTTCGACTGGATCACGATCCACATCAAGCACCCCGGAGCTCGGCCCCTCGTACCCGAGATGCCGGCGCACCTCTCCAACATCCCGCCGCCGACGACGATGGAGTACGTCGAGGAGTACCTGCCTTATCTGATGACGGACGCACCTCCCAAGGACAACGAGACCTATACCTACGGGGAGCGCGTGGCGCCTCAGATGGAGGCGATCATCGAGCGCTACCTCAAGAAGGGCCACGGGTCGAACCAGGAGTGCATCAGCGTCTCGAGACCCGATGACATCGGCCTGAGCGACCCTCCGTGCCTCCGGTCCATCGACACGCGCATTGTGTCCCCTGACGGCCTCAAGGAGGGCGAGGAGCCTGCGCTGCACTTCTTCCCCTACTTCCGCTCCTGGGACCTCTGGGGCGGCTTCCCGGCGAACCTGGCGGCCATCAGGATGATGCAGGAGTACATGGCCGAGTGCATCGGGGTTGCGGCCGGCGAGATCATTTGCTCGTCGAAGGGGCTCCACATCTACGACCACGCCTGGGACGTGGCCAGGCTGCGAGTCGGGTGATATGCCACACAGGTGTCGGTGCGGGAGGCGCGAGATGGCGAGCAAGAGCAAGAGCAACGTGGTGCATCCTCAGCACTATAACGCCTGCGGGGAGACGGCTGAGGATGGGACGGCGGTCTACGAGCCGATCAAGGTCATCACCGACTGGGGGCTCGGTTGGGGCTTCGACCTGGGCAACGCGATCAAGTATCTCCTCCGGGCCAAGTCGAAAGGCAAGGAGCTCGAGGACCTGAGGAAGGCTCTCTGGTACCTGCGCCACGCGGAGGGCATCCAACAGGTGGGCGCGCCGGGCGAGCCACATCCCACGCGGTGCCTCGTCCTGCCGACGGCGAAGTCCTGGAGGCTGACTCCTCGTCGAACCAAGGTCCTCGAGAATATCGCCGGGGGCTGGCCTGGCATGGCCGCCGACGAGCTGGAGCGAGAGCTCGATGAGGGGTTCCCCGGCTGGCGCGACGAGGTCTGACCCGCCCCTTGGTGGCCCTCTGTGCCACATTGCCGTATGATAGTCACGATGGCACGGCGACGAAGATCGCGGCCCCGGAGCCGCCAGACAGGGCACAAGCGCGTTCGTGCGCTCCAGTGCTTCGATGATGTCTATGCGCGGATCTGCTCGGGCTGGTCGATGCAGGAGCTGGCCAGGTACATCCAAGAGGACCGCGGCGAGAGCACCGACGTCACCAGGCACAGCCTGGCGATCCAGCTCGCCAACTTCCGCAAGTCGATCCCCGCGGGCCACCTCGTTGCCAAGCGCTTCCCCGAGGTCTTCAACAAGGCGCTCGAGGAGGTCGAAGAGGGGCTGGACGAGCTCAAGGAGCTCGAAGACCTGTTCCGCCTCCAGAAGTCCCGGATCGAGGTCGACAACAAGATCGAGACCGAGCTCGGTAAACTCCTCCCATCGATGACGGCGGAGATGCGCGAGGCCCGGCAGACCCTTCAGGCTATCGCCGATATCAAGGCGGATCTGGGCATCCGGAAGCGTGCGCCTCAGCAGCCAGCCAAGGTTGGGCTTGACCTGGACATCGACGTCACGGTTGAGGGCGGTGCAGCCAGGGCGGGGGCCGAGCTCGCCACGAAGATGAACAACCCCGAGCTGGCCGATGTGTTCACGAACCCCGAGTCGCGCCGTCGTGTCCTGGGCGTGGTCGATCGCTTCCTCCGATTGCCGGGTGGAACGACCTCGGACGACTCGCAGAACTAGGACCCATGATCTACTTCGAAGAGGGGCATTGGCGCTCGGTTCGGACGCCGACGGAGACTGAGGGGCTCCTCGAGCACGAGGTGTCGAACCTCACGCCGGAGGAGCTGGCAGCAGTCCAGGCGATTCTTGGTGACTTCGACATCGAGGGCTCGGGGCCTACCATCCTCAACGCTCTGGGCGACATGGAGTGGGTCCGGTCCCCCGTGGACATCGAGACCTTCTGCATGGACCCTTACTATCTGGGGAACACCTGCGACACCGTCTATTCGTCCTGGCTCGAGGCGCTGAAGGACCTCCAAGAGGGGCGCTACCGGGAGGCGATCTTCACCGGGGCCATCGGTACGGGCAAGACCTTCGCGGCTTCCATCGGCCTCTGCCGACTGCTCTATGAGCTCAGCTGCATGCGGGACCCCCAGCGGTCCTTCGGTCTTGCGGCCCGGTCGAACATTTCGATCGTCTGCGTCTCCGTCAACGAGATGCTGGCCACGAAGGTCGCCTACGAGAACATCGCCACCAAGATCGAGGCCAGCCCCTATTTCCAAGAAAACTTCGCTTTCGAGAAGACCAAGAAGGAGCTCCGCTTCCCTCATCACATCTGGGTGGCGGCGCGGGCTTCCAACGACGGCTCCGTCCTCGGGCTCAACGTGATCGGCGGCCTGCTGGACGAGGTCAACTTCATGCCTCGGGCCTCGAAGAATCAGGACCCTCGCTTCAACCTCCAGGACCGCTCTGAGGTGCTGTACAACGCGATGGTTCGACGGATGAAGTCCCGCTTTGAACGCCGCGGTCGGCTTCCAGGGACCCTCTTTGTGGTTTCCTCGAAGCAGACCAACGACGACTTCACGGCGAAGCGGATCAAGGAGTCCGTCGCCGATCCGTCGGTATTCGTTCGTGACTTCGGCCTCTGGGATGTGAAGCCCGAGCACTACACGGGCGGCGAGTGGTTTCACGTCGTCGTGGGCAATGAGCAGGCCCCAAGTCGGCTGCTCGAGGCCGATGAGGACCCTCTGATCGTCAAGGACTCGCTGCCCGAGGACTGTGTGATGATCGAGGTCCCCGAGGATTTCCGGGATGACTTCGAGGCTGACCTGGAGGGGTCGATTCGAGACCTCGCCGGCGTGGCCACGGTCACGATCAGCCCCTATATCCAGAACCGGGTGAAGATCGTCGAGGCCGTCACGCCCGGACTCAAGCACCCCTTCAGCGTCGAGGAGTGGGACCCTTCGCAGGCGGGCCAGTTCTACTGGAGCAAGATGGTGCGCCCGGACGCCAACTACGAGGGCATCAACAGGCCGATCATCAACCCGCACGCCCCCAGGCACATTCACATCGACCCCTCGCTTCGTGGTGACGCCACGGGCTTCTGCATGGGCCATGTCTCGGGGTGGCGACAGGTCATTCGCAAGGACGACGAGGGGGGCAAGTTCCCCGAGCGCGCGCCTGAGATCACCATCGACCTCATTCTGCGCATCGTTCCTCCCGCGGGCGGCGAGATCATCCTCGGCGATGTGCGAAAACTCGTCTACCAGCTCTCCGCCCGGGGTTACATGATCACCTGTGTGTCGATCGACTCGTGGAACTCGGCCGACGCGATCCAGAAGCTGAATCAGCGGGGCTTCAACGCGATCCTCCTCTCGGTGGATCGGACGGTGGCCCCCTACGACCTGACGAAGACGGCGCTCTATGAGAACCGCCTGAAGATCTACGACTACCCCATCCTCCTCAAGGAGCTGAGGGAGCTCGAGCACGATCGGGTCAAGCGCAAGATCGACCACCCCGTGCGCGGGAGTAAGGACTGCTCGGATGCGCTCGCGGGGGTGGTCTTCACCTTGACAGAGAACTCTTCGCAGGTGCCGCTCTCGATGCTTCGGAGCGTGCCCCTGCCTGGCGATGCGTGGATGGCCGAGCACCAGCAGGCCGCCGCGGCCAAGATGCACGGTGCGGACGCAGCTTCGATTGAAGCGGACGAGTTGTCGGGCGGGATGTTGCCGCCCTTCATCACAGGAGGCTACGGAGACGACTGGGGTTTCTAAACTCGGGTCTGCCGTGGTATTGAGGGAGGGGATGGACGATCAGCTCGAGAGGCAGCTCACCGAGATCTTCGGTGGGAATATGAACGTCGCGCCAGGGGGCACGGGGGCCGTGCTCACCACGCCGTCGGAGTTGGACCTCGAGATCGCCGGTCAGTCGGTCAAGGCGATGCCTCTGGACGGGCTTTATCGCGACTTCGGCGCGGTGGCGGCTCGTGTGGTGGCCGACGAGCTGGAGTCCCGACAGCTCCGCGCGGCCGATTATGCGGCGCTCGAAGAGCTCCCGAGGCTGGTGTCGAAGCGCATCGTCGGGTATCTTCTGAGGTCAGACGAGTTTTCTCGATCCTTTAGACGGCACCTCGCAGCGAGGGGATAGTGGGCGCAGTACAGAACGTCATCGGTCTCCTCAGGCAGGCGTTCGTCACCGACAAGGAGCGCGGTGCCGATCTGTTGGCCAAGGGATCGACGTCCCCGACCTATCCTGACTCGGGCTACGACCTCCTCCAAGCCTATGGCTACGACGCGCTGGCTGACTTCCTGCGCCTCGAGCACGACCTCCTCAGCCGCTACGTCGACTATGAGGAGATGGACGACTATCCCGAGGTGGCCTCGGCCGTCGATGTCTACGCCGATGACGCCTCGCAGCCTGATGCGCAGCTCCAGCGGACGGTCTGGGTGACGTCCCCCGACAGGACACTCCAGGCGGTCCTCGACGATCTCTTCTATCGGCGGCTCCGGCTCGATGAGGAGATTTGGGAGATCACGCGGTCGCTCTGCAAGTACGGGAACGACTACGAGGAGATGCTGGTCACCGAGCAGGGCGTGGTCGGCCTGAACTTCCTCCCCGCGCCCACCGTGCGCCGGGTCGAGGGTCCTCGCGGCGAGCTCTACGGCTTCGTGCAGGATTTCAAGGGCCGTTTCGGGTATTCGCCGCAGGAGTTCCAGAAGCTCCTCGCCACGCGGACCGACGCGATCAGGCGAGCTCTCCAGCCCGGCCAGGGGGCCGCACAGCAGCCGGGGAACCTCCTCCAACAGGTCAACGCGCTCGAGCCTTGGGAGGTGGTGCACATGCGCCTCCGGGGCAAGCATCGCCGCAACGTCTACGGCTATTCGATTCTCGAGCCCGCGCGCTGGATTTGGAAGCGCCTGATGCTGCTCGAGGACGCTGCGATGATCTATCGGCTTCAGCGAGCTCCCGAGCGCTTCGCCTTCTACGTCGACGTCGGCGACCTGCCTCCGGGCGAGGCCCTGGCCTTCGTCAACAAGATCCGGCAGCAGCACAAGAAAAAGCGGTTCGTCAACCCCTCGACGGGCAAGCTGGACCTCAAGTACGAGACCCTGAGCCAGGATGATGACTTCTGGGTCCCCGTGCGCAAGGGTGTGGAGGGGACGCGGATCGAGGTCCTGGGCGCGCCGAGCTGGCAGCACATGGAGGACGTCGAGTACTTCCAGACCAAGCTGTTCTCGGCGCTCAAGGTGCCAAAGGCGTACCTCGCTCAGGACGAGAACACCGCTCGCGCCGTGCTGTCCTCGGAGGATGTTCGCTTCGCGCGGTCGGTCCTGCGGGTGCAGCGCGAGGTGCGCAACGGACTCTCGAAGATTGCGCGAACCCACCTGGCTGCTCTGAACATCGATCCTAGCGTGGTTGACTTCTCTATCAACATGACCGTCCCGAGTGCCATCTTTGAGCTGGCCCAGCTCGAGGTGCGCAATGCTCGATCGGACCTTGCCGGTCGGATGCGCGAGCATGTGTCCCTCCGGTGGGTCCTCGAGAACGTCTATCTCCTCTCGGACGAGGACATCCAGCTGATCATCAAAGAACGGTCCGAGGACACCGTCCGCGAGGGGAAGGATCAGGCCGAGGTCGAGAAGCTGAGCGCGATGGCCCAGAGCGCCGCGGAGCAGGCCATGGGAGGCGGCCGAGGGGGCTTCGAGGGGGTTATGGCCCCGCCGAGCATGAAGCGCCTCAGCGAGCGTCTGCGGGCCTTGCCGCCCTCGATGCGGGGTGGTATTTCTGAACAAGAACTCCTCCGGGGGAGCCGAGAGGCTGAAAAGAGAGCGAGCGACAAGCTGGATCGACTGCTCAACGCGAGCGCGGTGCAGACCCGTCGCCTCCGCGAGACCGGGGCGCTCCTGCGTGAGGTCGTGGCGGCCTCCCGAGGTATGTAGAGCGGGTGTCTCCGCGTTGACAAGGATTTGAGGGAGCGGGTAGTGTCAACAGGAATGTTCGGTTCCGCGAAAAAACTCGTCCCTGCTTCTGAGCTGCGGCGGCTTCTCCATGGGAGCCACGAGCAACGGATCGAGGAGACGCAGACCGCCCTCGCCGATCGGTTCAAGGACAAGGACTTCCGCCTCATCGCGACGCGCGAGAACGAGGCTGTGGTCCTCATGGACGAGTCCTTTCACCGCGTCGAGCTCAAGAACGGGGACGGGGCCATCCGGGCGGGAGATGTCACCGCGCTCGAGGTCGAGGTCTTGGACGAGGCCAACGTTGGCGACTACCTCGAGCGCGAGGCGAAGAGCATCGTGGACCTCTTTTTCCGGGGTGCGCCGGACAAGGCTGCCGAGCGCATGGAGGGCCTGGTCCAGTTTGTCGGCCTTCGCCGATCGACGGACCCTATGAAGCCCCTGGAGAACATCATCGCCGTCGAGGGAGCGCCACGACAGTGGAAGGCCATCCTCGACGAGCGGGGTGATGATATTCGTCGTTTCCTCGGCGATGAGGTGCAGCGCCTCGAAGAGGATCAGTTGCGTCCGGGGTTCGGGGAATTGTATGATAGCCCGATCGCAGAGGAAAAACTCGAAAGAGTCTCTGGGAGGGTGAGCGAGGAGCTGAGCGCCGTGTTGCAGCGGATTACGGCCGTTCGAGATGAGACTGAGATCGCCTTCAAGGGGGTCAAGGACCAGCTCGAAGATGCGCCTGCTGAGGGCATCCTCGCTGTGTTTGGGAGTTTCGCCACCGACCTGATCGACGACCTTCAGGCACTGCACGTGGTAGGATCTCGGGCGGCGGACGCCGTCTCCGATGTTCCAGCACGGGCAAGGCTCTACGATCTGCTGGCCGAGGGGCTGCATGATCGGGAGGTCTCAAGCCGTTTCGTTGTCGTGGTGGCTGATCGGCTGGCAGAGTCGCGATAGAGGAGGAGAGACATGCTCAGGCATCCGGTGGTGATCACGACCTTGGAAGAAGATCTCAAGGTGATCGGCCTGATCAAAGAGGACGAGACCCCGCTGACTGAGGGCGCTCAGGAGATGACCCACGGCGCCAAGGATATCCCCCGCGGCAGGGGCGGCAAGACCGGGACCGGGAGCCCCGGCAAGCACCGTCGCCGGGAGGGCGGCGCCTCCGACATGATGATGGGCTATGAGGTCGGTGGTGACGAGCTCAACTCTCAGAGCAGCGATCGTGAGGACCCCTCGATCGACTACGGGACCACCGAGGACGAGGACCCTGACTTCGACGAGCTCGCAGCGGCCTTCGAGGAGGGTGAGGAGGACGAAGAGGGCGAGTTCTACCTTGACGACGACGAGATGGCGGAGTTCGAGGAGGCGGCCCGGTACGACGGCGGCGAGGTCACGGAGGTCACCTCCGAGGTCGACGAGATCCGCGAGTCGCTGGACCGCATTGAGTCGCTGATGGCCGAGGGCGTGGACGACATCCAGGCCGCCATCCCCGCCTTCGCCAACGTGGCGCTCCTCGCCGAGAAGCTGCATGGCTTCTTCAGCGAGCACGGCGACCTCGTCGAGGGCGCGGACGCGGAAGGCATGGCTGAAGGCTACGCCGACATCGCGAAGTACTCCGCGGGCATCGTCAGCTTCCTCCAGACGGAGAACCCCTCGACCATCAACATGGTCGCCCTCAAGGAGACCTTCGAGGACTATGTTCGGGACGTGGTCCAGGGTCTCGACGTGTACGCCGGCATCACCGAGGATGACGGCGAGGACGACGAGGTCGACGAGGGTGCGGAAGAGGACGACGAGGGAAACGACTGAGGCGGCGGCGTCGGCGACGGCGCCCCTTGCCGCCGCGTAAGGGGGGCTCGAGTCGGGATCGTCGCACAGCGTATTCTTCAGGGAGGCGGGAAGTGGTCGGAGTCGAGAAGAGTCCGGTGAGGCGGAAGACGCGGAAGGTCGGTGACGGCTCTCCTGCGTTCGACCGGCCGAATCTGGGCGCCTCGATCCTCGGGTCCCAGCTGGACCGTGGCCCCTTCCGTTCGGACTTCAGGTGGAGCAAGCCGCTGAAGCACAGGGCTTGATTCGGAGCGAGTTGATGACGACGCATATACTCACCGCAGCTGGGGCTCAGGGTTCGCCGAACCTCATCGACGAGCAGGTGCAGCACTGCAACCTGAAGCTCGTGGAGGAGACCGAGGGTCCTCGGGCGGGGCGTGTTTTCGCCCGTGGTGAGTTTGGTCACGCTTCCAAGCCCACCGCGAACGGTCGCCTCTACAAGCACAGCATCTGGGAGCAGAACTTCAACCGGCTCGGGCCGAACCTCAAGAGGAAGAAGGTCGTCGGCGAGTTGGACCACCCGACCGATGGGCGAACCGCGCTCCAGCGGGCCTCGCACGTGATCACCGACCTCCGATTGGAGGGCGACATCGTGATGGGCGAGGCGGAGATCTTGGACACGGCCAAGGGGCGCGATCTCAAGGCCATCCTCCAGGCCGGCGTGCCGGTGGGTATCAGCTCCCGTGGATTTGGCTCGACCAAGCCGGTCCGCGAGGGCCTGGAAGAGGTCCAGCCCGACTACAAGCTGATCACCTTCGACTTTGTGGCCGAGCCCGCCGACGATACCGCCTACCCTGAGATCGTCTTCGAGAGCGTGACCCCTGAGGGGACTCAGATGATGTTCGAAGGGGTCGAGCTGCCCCTCGAGCAGCAGCTGCGCCTCGAAGAGGAGGCCACCGAAGATGACCGACTCGCCGCCGAGTTTGTGCGACGGTCCATTGGTGGCGAGGAGGGTGAAGAGGCCCAGCGCGCTGTCCGTGATGAGTTCGCCAAGGCGATCCTCGACCGGCTCGGTGAGATGCGCGAGACCGTTCGCGAGGAGGTCCGCGCTGAGCTGCTGGCTGACCCCGAGGTGGCAGGGGCCAAGACGGTCCTGGAGACGCTTCGTACCACCCTCCTACCTTTTGTGCTTCCCTCCGACACGGCGGCCATGCTCAAGGCCAAGGACGAGCAGATCGATGCGCTCGAGGAGCGTGTCGAAGACCTCGAGCTTCAGCTCGAGAGCAGCCAGGGCCTGATCGAGCAGCTGGCCGAGGCTGCGCGGGTGGCGGGCTACCGCTACTACGTCGAGAGGGAGATCACCGAGGACGAGCATCCGGCTCTGGTCCGCCAGCTGGTGGGCGAT